AAGTCCGTTTCTGACGGCGCGGCGACTGCTTTCAAAAGGGTGATGAAACTATCTCGCGGTGTGCGAGTGGTGTTGATCCTCCGTGATGTTCAAAGGACAAATTGCATGACTCAGATTTTCCAGGCGGGTGCGCTCAATACCACCGCGCTCATCGTGCCCGATCTGTATGTCGGGATCGTGCCGCCGCAAACCGTCCTTTTGAACGGTGTTCCGACCAACGTTCTTGGTATCGTTGGCTCTGCGCCATGGGGGCCTGTCAATAGCGTCGTGATCGCATCGTCTATGGGCGATTTCGCGGTCAATTTTGGCGCTGTCATGGCCCGCAAGTATGACCTTGGGACCGCGATGGCAATCTCTGTGTTGCAGGGCGCGAATAATTTCCGGCTTGTGCGCGTGACGGATGGGACCGATACGAAAGCTACCGTCTCGCTCAGCACAAATATCACGTTCACGGCGGCGTATACCGGCTCGCTTGGCAATCAGCTTGCGGTGACGATCAGTGCAGGCTCCATGGCGAATACGTGGCGCGTGGTTGTGTCGCTGCCCGGCTTCACGCCGGAAACGTTCGACAATCTCGCGTCCGGTCTCACGGGCAATGCGATCTGGGTTGCGATTGCATCTGCGATCAATAACGGCGTTTCCGCGCTGCGTCCGGCCAGCAAGCTCATTACGGCGGCGGCTCTGGCCGGCACGGCTGCGCCTGTGGCGGGTACAACGCTGTTCTCGACCGGCACGCTGGGAACCGATGGTGTGACCGGGCTGACCGATCAGAGTCTTGTGGGTGTTGACGGTCTTGGATCTGTTCGTACTGGGATGTACGTGCTGCGCGGCCAGGGTTGCAGCATTGCATTCTTGCAGGACGTGACAACGGTTTCCACGTTTACAACGCAGGTCGCGTTCGGTCTTTCTGAGCAGATTTACATGATCGGCGTGACGGCGGCGGGCGATAGTGTGACAACCGCTCCGGCGATCAAGGCGGCGGCTGGTATCGACAGTTACGCGTTCAAGTACATGTTTGGTGATTGGCTGTATTGGTACGATCAGGTCAATCTCATCACCCGGCTTGTGTCGCCGCAGGGCTTTATTGCTGGGCGTCTCGCCAATATGTCGCCTGAGCAATCTTCGCTCAATAAGCAGATGTACGGGATCATCGGTAGCCAAAAGAACGGCCTTGTTGGAACAGCTCAGGACACGAATTACAGTGTGGCCGAACTGCAAGCGTTGGCTACGGCGGGAATTGATGTGATCGCTAACCCGCAGCCGGGCGGTTCGTATTGGGGCGCGCGGATCGGGCATAACTCGTCCTCGAATGCTGCGATCAATGGCGACAACTATACTCGCCTGACCAACTACTTGGCGGTAAGCGTCGGGGCGGGCATGGGGCAGTACGTGGGCCAGTTGGTCAATCAGGGGCTTTTCCAGCAAGTTCGCGCGACGCTGAATAGTTTCCTCGCCAACATGCTCCAACAGGGGTTGCTTGGAACGCTTGTTGTGGGCCAGCGACCTTATAACGTGATTTGCGATCTTACGAACAACCCCGCCAGCCGCACGGGGCTTGGGTATGTGCAGGCGGATGTTGCTGTCACGTACCAGGCGATCAATGAGAAGTTCATCATCAACATCCAGGGCGGCCAGACTGTGGTGGCTTTGGCTAGCGCGGCGCCGGTCTCGTAACGGCGGCTTGTCAAACCCCTTTTTAGAAAGATACGAACATGGCGACTTGGACGGTAGGCGAAAATTTCTCGGTCATGGTTGACCTTATGGGCACAGGTAACTTCGTGGCTTTGCCGCTGGAAACCGCGTTCACGGTCATGCAGAACAACTCGACGACAACGGTTGACCCGTTGGTCGGCCCTGTATCGAGCCAGATTTCCTTCAAGAATTGGTCTGGCGAGATTCATGTGACGCGCGTTGATGCGACCTATGACAATTACCGCGATGCGATCACGAATGCCAAGGCTGCGGGCGTCGTTATGGCGAAGGGCGCGATTCATTATTCCATCAATGAAGCGAACGGAAGCCATACCGACTACCTGTTGTCTCAGGTGGTTTTCAATCTCGGCAAGACTTCGGCGTCTGCCGGAAAAGTGGTTGACGAAGTGCTGAGCTTTTCGGCTGAGGCGAGGGCTAAACAGTGATCGTTAAAGACGCGGCGGGTCGCGAACTCGACATTCGCCCGCTCACCTATCAGGAGGAAATGACCCTCGCGGCGGGTGTTGGCTCTCCTGCGGATAGCTCCGTATGGTGGACGATGGTGAAGCGGGCGTGTGCCGTGCGCTCGATCGCCGGGGCGTTGATCCACATGCCGCAAACCCGCAATCAGATCAAGCTTTTAACCAAGCGGCTCGGGGTTGATGGGCTAAAAGCGGTGGCTAAGGGCTTGAGCGAGTGGGTGACGGAGACCGCGCCGCCTGTGGCGCTTGTGTACCGGAATGTGGACGAGGTTGAGCTAATTGATTTGCTCGAAATCGGAAGCACCTTTTCGGATGTCCCTACTTGGCGTGGTGTTGCATGGCTTGCTGCCGGCATCCGAAAAATCGGTGATGAGGATATCGAATTTCCGTCTGATTTGAAGTCTCTACGGGCGCTTGTGGCGCGGCTCGATGATCCTGCTGTGCAAGCTGCGCTTGCGGGTCAAGACGCTTCTGCCGAAGATGTCGTGGTGGCCGATGGTGAAAAGGAAGCGGCAAAAAACTAGCAAGTCGCGGGCTTCTACGCGAGGCCGTCTATTTGCGGATGCACAACCTGACCGGCTCGATTGAGGAAGGGTTAAGGCTCCGCAGGGTCAAGCGCGCGGCGTTAATTTTGATTGCGCGGGATATCGAGGCTGAACGGGTCAATTCAATTGTGCAGGCAATCTCCGGGGGGATCGGCGTGTGATGCAATTCGCGAACATCAAGGAGTTTCGCGAATATCTCGCCACCCTACCGCCAAAGCTTGAGGCGGCCAAGGCCGAGGGATTGCAAGCTGCCGGCGATATCATTCTCAAAGAAATCCATTCAGAGGTTGGCGAGTATCAGGGCGGTGATGCAGGGTTTGAGGATTGGGAGCCGCTCTCGCCCATCACGATTGCCAACAAGGAGGCCGCTGGTCAAGGCGTCCCTAACCCGTTGGAGGCAACTGACGCTATGGGCGAATCCTTTGGCGTGCAGGTGGACGGAGATTCCGCCGTCATTGGCACGGCAGACATGGTGGCCGTTTACCAGAATGAAGGGACGCGGGCCAAGGGCATAAGATTCAAAGCTGGGATTTCTGTTGAACCTGGCATTCCAGAGCGTGAGTTTATCGGGCGCGCAGCCTTTCGCAAAGCGCCGGAAGCGATTGACGCTATAGCGTTTCCGATTGTGACCGTCCTATCCGGCGGCGCTGCACCAAAGGGCCGGTTCTAATGATTGAAGCCTATGAAATCGGCGCGAAGATTGTCCTGGATGATAAAATCCTCGGGTCGCTTGATGGCGTCGATGCGGCGTTCAAAAAAGTGGAGGATGCGATATCGCGGACTAACGCGATGTTGAAGGATACCGCATCTCTGATGTCTGGTGTGGCGGGTGCGGCGCGCAGCATGGCTTCGTCCTGGCAAGCGGCGGCGACTGCCGCAGAGCGCATGGCCCGTGCTGCGGGTGGCGTGGGCGGCGGCAGTCCTGGCGTTCCCGGTGGCGGCGGTGGGTTCGGCGGCGGTGGGTCTGGTCCGGGTGGGTTCCTTCCGTTGTCTGGGCCGGATGGTTCTCGATATCTGCCGTATGGTGGCACTGACCCGCTGCAATTGGGTTACGCTGGCGGCGGCGGCACGGGCGGTGGTGGTCAAGATGCGCCGTTCAATGATCCGGGCCGTCCAAATTTAAACCTTGGTGCGGGTGGCGGGCTTGATCCGATGCACGCGATGAGCATGGTCTTCATGGCGCAGGCTGCCGGCAGCATGGTTTCGAGTGCGATGCGCGGTCTGACTTCGCCCGCGTTCGGCGTGCAGGACCAACAGGTTAATCTCCAAAACATGGGAGCCACGGGCGGCGATATCTCGACCGCCATGAAGACGGCCATTCAAATTCAGAAGGCTAACCCCGGCTTTACGATCGGGCAGTCGTTGGCGATGATTGCCAACCTCTACAGCGTAGATCGTAACATGAGCCAAGTGGCGGCGCTTGCGCCGACATATGCGCAAGACGGCTATATCATGTCCCATGCGCAGGGGGGCGCGGATGCGAATGACCAGCTTTACAGCATCCTTCGGTCTTCCGAGGATATGGGCAAGCTCAATCTGCTTAACAAAAACGGCTCAATCGACACGTCTAAGGCGATGGACTTCATTAACCTGTATGCGCGGTTGGTTGCAAACTCGAATGGTAATCTGACGGGCGCCGGCGCATTGACGATGATCGGCCAGGCTGGGCCGGGCGCTACGCAGTTGTCCGACACGGCGCTGGCACGCGCCATCGTCGCGTCTCAGGCGCTTGGGCCTTCGCAGGTCGGTACGGGCTTGAACGCCATGTATCAGGAATTTATCGGCGGCAAGATGAGTCAAGCCACGGCTCGGTCGCTGTACGAAGATGGCGTGCTGCCAAAGTATGCCACGATCAACGGCAAGCGCGTCGAAATGTTTGGCGACGACGATAAAATCACGAAGCCATTCAAATACGGCATTGGGCAGGTGATGCTTCCGCCCGGCACGTTGAAGGACGAGGCGCAGGCGCTTACCGATCCGGTTGCCTGGGCGCAACAGAATCTATTTGGTAAATATCTCAATTCCGATGGGACCGTCAAAAAGGGAAGCGAGCAAAACGTTGAGGATTTGATTGCGTCGTTGAACCGCGATTTTAGCCGTATCCCCGGCATGAAGCTGGCGGGCAACGCAGTATTTGAATCTGTGGTGCAAAACAGGCAGATGGCGAATGCTGCTTCGCTTGCGCCTTTGGCTACGCTGCACGCCAATGATGCGGGCACGGCATCATCGCAGGCCGCAGGGTTTGGCGCTGCATTGAATGCCTTGATGGTTGCTTTAATAGATCCGAAGCTCAAACAGGCCACCGCCGTTATGTGGGGTATGTCTCAGGCCGTGAACGGTATGGCGGCAGAAAGCTTTAAGCATCCGTCTATCGCGGCTTCTCTGGGAAGCGACGCCCTGGCTGGAATTACTTGGCTTGGATTGAAGGCTAGCGGCATGATAATCCCTGGCGCTGTCGGCAAGGGTGCCACTTGGGCTGCTGGCAGCGTGAGTGACGTTGCAACGGGGCCGATCGGCGCGGTCATCGCAATGATGCAGGCGTCGATTGTTTCTGCCAAGGCTTTGACGGATGCGCTCGAAAAGTCCGGGCTTGACGGGCGGGATATCGCGGGCATGGGTGGCGTTGGTCCCGGTTCAAGCCCGACCAATCCGGTTTACACGCACGTCACGAATGGCGTGCCGCTTGTTTCGCCGTATCCTACCATGCCGACCGGCCCGACGCGCCCGAACCAAGCCGTAATCTCGCGTCGGCCCGGCGCGGTTAATCCGCTCATAAGTCGCCAATGATAAACGCAATCTCAGCCATTCAGGCTGCCGGGCAAATCTTTGGCGGGTTCGGGTCGTTGACGCTCGGACCTGTGCGATTCCAGCCCCTCGAATTGCCGCAGTCTATGCCTGTTGGCGGGACTCAGGACGCAGAAAAGCACAAGCTGCCGGGCGGCGCCAAAGTGGTCGATGTCATGGGGCCGGATGAGGAAGACAAGGCGTGGACCGGAATCTTTATGGGGCAGGATGCCAGCACGCGCATCCGGCTTTTGAACTCCCTCCGCGTATCCGGCCAGCCCGTCACGCTGGCGTGGGACATTTTTTCTTATCAAGTGATCGTCACGGCGTTCCATGCTGACACGCGATCGAATGACGCGATGCCGTACAAAATCACGTGCATGGTCATTCAGGATAACAGTGCGCCGCAGGGCAACAGTTTGACCACGCTGGCAAGTCAGGTGGTGGCTGACTTGCAGCAAGGCAGCCCGCTTGCTGCGCTGGGCGCGGTGGCAAACGGCGCGGTCGCTGGGCCTCTGGGAGCGGCACTGACGGCGGTTGGTTTGCCAAACGCTACCACCATCGGCGCGGCGGCCTTCAAGTCTGCTGTGGGTGCCGTCAACACGGCGGCGTCGGCAATTAACGGCGCGATCAACACGGCGAACACGGCGCTCGGCGGCTTTGGCGTGAGTTTGGCCGGTCTAGGGGTTGCCGCAACAAGCCCGCTTGGGACCAGCGCGGCGCTTGCGTCCATATCGGGCGCGCTTCAATCTGCCGGCGATATGGCAAACCTTGTGCAGATACAAGGGTACGTGGGCCGGGTCGCTGCCAACCTCAGAAATGCGAGTGCATAATGCCCCAACCTATCACTGTAGCCGGAACGGATTGCTATAAGCTGGCGGCGCAATATCTAGGTGATGCAACGCAATTCATCCGTATCATGCAGATGAATAACCTGTCGGACCCGGTAATCTACAACACGCCGGTCACGATCATTATACCGGACCCCGACTTGACGCAGACCGGCGGCGTTCCGGTTCTATGACCGCTGCGCCAAGCTACTCTCGCCAGCCACGCTTTCAGGTTTTGATAAACGGTGTTGTGATGCCGGGAGTCCAAGAGGCGACGTGGCAGCAAGCGAACGCCTATCAATGCGCGACCTTCTCGTTTACCAAGGCG